GCCCTATACGCGCAAGATGGAGACTGGCGGCAACGGGCGTTCCGGTCTGGCGCACGTCGAGCTTTCTGGTCGCGCGATAAAGCGACGCTTCTCCGGTGCGTTCACGGTGAAGAGCCTGTTCCTCACCGTGGCATCCAGTATCGATCCGCGCGTGCCCTACATCCTGAAGGGGCAGTACGCCCGTCAGCGCGCCGCCTGGCTCGCAAATCGTGCTGCTTTCGGCAAGCCGAAGTTCTCGCGTGACAAGCGTCGCGATGCCGGCCAGCCGATCACCTATCCCGCTCTCGTCATCAACGCCGCATGAAATGTCCAGTCCGGATGCCTTCTCGGCCTTCAAGGCAGTGCTCGATGGCTACGTCGCCGGTCCAGGTGGCCTGCCGGTGCGCTACGAAAACCAGTTCTGCCAGGATCTGATCGATGCTGATACGCCGGCATGGGTCTATGTCGAGATCTATGGCGACACTTATCGGCAGGACACGACGGGCGCGCCCGGGGCGAATGTCTGGGAAGAGACTGGCGTGACCTTCGCGCACATCATGGTGCCGAGCGGCGAGGGGAGCTCTGCCGCGCGCCAGCATGCCGCCACGTTGATGAGCCTGTTCCGCGAAAAACCGATAGGCAACCTGTTCATGCCCGACATGTCGATCGGCGCCGGCGAGCCGGGGCGGGACTTTCCGAACTATTGGTCTTTGGCGCTGACCATCCACTGGACGCGCCGCGACATCACCTCGAACCCGTAGCCGGCCGGACGCGCCGGCCCACTTCCCAGCAAAGGAGAATGCCCATGTCGTTCGCTGACGGCAGTCAAGTCCGTTTGGCCGATGTGCCCGAAGTGACGATCGGCACGATTCCGGCCACGCCCGCCTTCCAGGTCATGCGCTATCGCACGGCCAGCGTCCGTCTCAACAAGCAGACGGATATCTCCGACGAAGTGCGCGCCGATCGCAACGTGCCCGGCATCACCGATGTCGGCCGCTCGGTGCAGGGGTCGATCGATACGCGCTTCTCCTACGGCACCTATGACACTTGGCTCGAGCGTCTGTTCTGCTCTGCCTGGTCAACGGACGTGCTGAAAAACGGCGCAACCGCCAAAACCGGCACGCTGGAGATGACCTTCAACCACGGCGCCAGTGATAGTAACATCGGGTACCGTGCCTGCCGTTGGAACACGCTGGACCTCACCTTGCGCTCGCGCGCCGCAGTGCTCGCCTCGTGGGGCATCATGGGCATCGACAGTCCGACGCCGACCACGGCAATCATCGCCGGCGCGACCTATGCGCCGCCGACGATAACGGAGGATTTCAACGCGGGGCTGAACGTCGCCAACCTCGCCATGACGTCGACCGCGCTGGTCTCCACGCCGAAGGTGCAGGAACTGACGCTGCGGCTCAACAACAACCTCTACCAGGTCGACGCCGTCGGCCAGTATGCCCCGGTCGGCCACGGCCTCGGGCGTTTCGAGGTCAGCGGCAGCATGAAGATGCTGTTCGAGAGCCTCGCCGCCTACACCGCCATCCTCAACCATGAGAATGTCGCGATAGGCTTCGACATGAACGATCCGGCCGGCAACAAATATGCCTTCTCCATCCCGAAGGTGAAGTTCATGGATGGCGGCCCGTCGGCGCCCGGCAATGGCCAGCCCGTCATCCTCGATGTGCCGTACCAGGCTGTCTTCGACGCCACGCTCGGCGCCTCGATCTCGATCACCCGGACGGGGGCCTGACATGGCGCGCGAGAAAACCGCCGCCGCCGGCGGCCCACCGGAATCGATCTTGCCACTCACCGACTTCCGCGCCGATCCGTGGGAGACCGGTGACGAAAATGCCGTCGCCTTTCGAGGCGGCATCGCCTCCGAGCCGGTGCCCGCCGCTTTCGCGGCTCGCATGCGCGCCGAAGGCAAGGTTGCCGCCGATACGGCTTCCGATCAGTCCAAGGACTGATCTCTGCGCAGAGAAGCGGGGCGGCGTGTCGGCGCCGCTCCGCACCCCTTCCGACAAAGGACATGACCATGACCATCAAGCTGGCCTCGCTGAAGGCTGACCTCGATCGCGAGGAGAAGGGCGATTGGATCGACTACCCCGACTGGCCGGGTGTTGCCTTCCTGGTGTCGTCTTTGCAGAAACCTGCCTACGTCACGGCGCGCGACATGATGATGCAGCGGTTTGCCCGGCAATACAAAGGCAAGCCGGTTCCGCGTGAGGTGCTCCTGCCGGCACTCGGCAAGCTGTTCGCCCAGCATATCCTGCATGGCTGGCGGGGGCTTGACGTCGATTACGATCGTGATGTCGCCCTGCAGACGCTCACCGACCCCGCCTATCGCGACGTGGTGACTGCGGTGGAGCATTGCGCCGCCCGCGTCTCCGAACTGGAGTTGGAATTCGTCGAGGACGAAGCAAAAAACTCCGTAAGGCCTTCCGCGAGCGCCTGAAGCGGCAAGGCCAGACGGCCGCCGATCGGGCTTGGCTCGAGGCGCTCGCGGCAGACAATCCCGATGTCGAATGGATACAGCGAGCGGCCTATCCTGCCGGTGACGACTATGTCGAGCCGGAGCCCTGGCGTGAGTTCTATTTCGAAGCTTGGGAAGCGCTGCGCTTCGATCGCGTCTACGGCGCGTTCGGCGGCGAAACACCAATTGGCTACGTCGCGATAAGCCAATATGCGCGCGACCATGGCGTCACGGACGATGATTTCAGGTTGTTCCGCACCTTCATGCGCGTGATCGACGACGAATGGCTTGTCGCCGCCGACGAGCAGGACAAGAAAGCTAGGGAAAAGGCATCTTGACCGTTCAACTCTCCACGCTGCGGGTCGCGCCGGAGCTTGATCCCTCGAAATACGTCGCCGGCGCCCAGGAGAAGGTCGCCGCCGACAAGGCTATGGCCGCTTCCGCGCGCGAGGTCGGGCAGGCGGCCTCGGAAGCCAACGTCAAGATCTCCGACAACTCCGGCCTTTCGCGGCTGCTGCGTACCTATGTGGATGGCTACGGCACGGCCGCTAAGTTCGAGAACGGCATGCGCACGCTCAACAAGGCGGTCGACCAGGGCAGGATATCCGCCGAGCAGTATGACGTTGCGATCGCCGGAATGCAGAAGCGCCTGGGCGTGTCGTCGGAGGCGGCTCGCCTGTTCGCCGCGGGGCAGGGGGAGGCCGGCAGGGCGGCCATCGTGCTTGCCGCCAACTCCAACAGTGCCGAGAAGGCGATAGCGGGGCACACGGAAGCCGCGCGGTTGGGTGCGACCCAGCAGGCGGCGCTCTTTCATTCTGTCCGCTCTGTCAGCGAGCAGCTCATGCTCGGCATTCCGGTAACCCAGGCAGCGATTGGGCAGATGAACCACCTGTCCTACGCCATGTCGGGGGAGCAGGGGCTGATCGCGGCGATGAAAGGCCTCGGGCCGGTCGCGCTCGGCATTGGCGGGTTGCTCGCAGCCGCCGTCATTGGTGTCGGCGTCTATGCGATGACGTCGCGCGGTCATGTCAAATCGCTCGACGAGGTGATGAAGGGGCACAGCGAGACGCTTCGCCTGCTCAAGCAACAGTATGGAGACCTGGCCGAGGCATCGCAGCGCGTCGGGACGGTTGGCGGCTTTGCCTTCACGGACGCGTCGGCGCGGAGCGACAAGGCATCGATCGACGCCCTGATGCGCTCTCAGATGTCGCCGTTGCTCGACGATCTCACCGGCGCAGGCTGGACAGGCGCCATCACGGGCCGCACCAACGGCATGGCCGCGATCAAGAGTTTGCAGAGTTTGGGCGGCGACCAGCGCCAATTCGGCAGCGCGGTCACCGACCTCCTTCAACGCATGCGGGACGGCAAGGGCGATCTCGACGCGTTCAACACCAGTGTCGAGCGGACATTCGATGCGCTGGCCGGCTCGTCGCGCAATCCGACCGCGCTGCGCGCGACGGCGGACGCGGTGAAGACGTTGGGTGCCGCTGCCTTTGAGGTGGGCGGCAAGTTTGCCGCTTTCGCGGATCCGATCAACAAGCTGAAGGTGGCCGGACCCGACGGGTTGGCTACCTTCAACGCCGAGGTCGAGAAGATCGGCAAGCAGCAGGGCCTGCAGAAGATCGCGGATGAAGCCATCCTCGCGGGCAGGGAAATGGTCAATCTCGCCGAAAAGGCAAGCGAACTGGAAGAACGCATCAAGCGGCTGAACTTTCTTACGGACCGCCCAGGCCTTGTCGACCTCCGCTCCCTGAAGGAGTACGTCAATCAGCGCGCCGGCCAGACGCTGCAACTCGGCCAGCGGCACGACGCCGAGTTGCAGATGATCGCCGCGCGGACCAACGCTGAAAAGCTTGCCGCGATCGAGGCCCAGGTGCGAGCCCGCTCCCGGCAGGATGGCGACAAGGATGGAGGCCTCGAGGCTCGCGTAAACCGCGCCGTGGAGACTGAGCGGGCGCGGCAGGACGCCGAGCGGCGGAATGCCCAGACGGAGCGTGAGCGCGGGCAGGCGCGCAGCATTGCCGCCGCTCGCGAGGAAATCAGCCTCATCGGCGCCACCACCGGCGAGGCCGCGAGGCTGCGCTACGAATATGCCGAAATCGCCAAGTTGCGCGAGGAGGCCGCGCGTCGCGGTGTGAACGCCAGCCAGGCCGAAATAGACGCTATCAAGCGAACGGCCGATGAGCTCGGAAGGCTCGCCGAGATCTCCGCTCGGCTCAACCTTCGCCGCGACCTCCAGTTCGAGCGCGACCAGATCACTCGCTCGCCTGAGGACCAGCAGATTGCCTCGCGCCTGCGCGGCACCGGCCTTGGCATGGATTCCGACGAGGCGCAGTACATGCGCGACACGGCGTCAATCGAGCAGCGGCGCGCCGCGATCAAGGATTTCCTGACGACGTTCCAGACCGAATTGACGCGCAATGGCGGCAACATCGGCAAGGCGCTGGGAGCATCGATCCAGCAAGCGCTCATGAACTCGATGAACAAGCAGCTCGAGCATCTGTTCGACCAGCTTGCGAACTGGCTCGTCGGCGGGCTGTCCAGCACGGGCTCCGGTGCTGGCGGCCGGCGGCTGGGTGGCATCCGCGGCGGCGGCGCGCTAGCCGCCGCGTCTGGCGGCCTCGGCGCAGCCAACGATAACTACGCCGCCGGCGCTGTGACACGCGCCGCTCTTGGCGCCCCAGTCGGCACGCTTGGCACCGCCATGGGCATGGTCGGCAACTACAAGTCAGGCGTCGACGCGCGGCTGACCGATATTCTGTCGACGGCGGCGGAACGCTGCGGCGGCTACAAGGTCGACGCTTTCTCCGGCTTTCGCGCCGGCGACCCACGTTTTCACGGCAAGGGTCTGGCAACCGACGTCCGTCTGACCGATCTCGCCTCTGGCAAGGTGCTCGGCAACTACCAGGACCCTTCGACCTTCCGGGCCTACGAACAGTTCGCCCAGACGGCGCGGCAGGTGCAGCTCGAGAAATATCCGGAGCTGGCGGATCAGTTTCGCTGGGGCGGTTATTTCGGCGGTCCGCGCGGCAAGTACGGCGCGATGGACCAGATGCATTTCGACCTCGGTGGCGGCAAGCTCGGCATGGCCGGCGGGTCGTGGCAGGGCGGCCTTACCGCCGCACAGAAGGCGATGTTCCCGGGCGTCGACAGTCTTGGTCTCGGCGCCGCCAAGACCAGCCAGGCGCTCGACAAGCTGGCTGCGAGCTCGGCCAGCACGGCCAAGGACCTCACCGATGGTCTGGGAAAACTCGGATCGTCGCTCACCCAGGCTTCCGGCCTGCAGGGCGGTTCCAGTGGTGGCGGACTGCTCAGCGGGCTTTTCGACTGGGTCGGCTCGCTGTTCGGCTTTGCAGAGGGCACGGAGAACGCGCCGCCCGGTTGGGCATGGGTCGGCGAGCGCGGCCCCGAGTTGCGCAAGCTGCGCGCCGGCGACGTCATCCGCAGCAATGCGCGGGCGATGCAAATGGCGGCGGACAACAACAATGGCGGCGGCATGCCGTCATTCGCGCCGGTTTTCAACATCGATGCGCGCGGCTCGACGATGAGCCGGGCCGATTTCGAGCAGATCGCCGACCGGCAGGCACGTGCCGCGCTCGCGGAGTACCAGTCGGGCCAGGTGCGTGGCGGTCTCGGCGGCGTGCAGCGCCAGTTCGCCTCCTACAAGGGCTGATCCGTGAGCAGGTACACCGGTCTGCCGACCCTCAATGTCGGCTTCATCAGGCCCGAGCAGATGGCGTTTTCCGTCGCGGGTGACGGCATCGATGGCGGTCGCAACGGCGAGGGCGACAGCCCGGCGATCGATTTCAGCGGAGGCGGCAAGCTCGTCGGGTCCTACGAAAACTGCTGGGTGCAGGCCCGCGAGGAGCATGAGTATACCAACTGGCTGGCCGCATATCTCGGCGGCTCGAAGCGGTGCATCAACGTACCGATCCTGTCGGACTGGATGGGGCCCTTTCCGGTCGACGGGCTCGGCATTCCCCAGATGTCCATCTCCGGCATTCCGCACAGCGACGGGGCTTTGTTTTCCGATGGTTCCGGCTACAGCCAGGCGACGGTGTTCGGAACGCTCGACGTCGCCGCGGCGCAGAGCGCCGGCCGCATCACGCTGAACGTCTTTGGCGCGGCTCGAAACCTTCGCTGGTCGGACTGGTTTTCCATCCTGCATCCGACCAGGGGATGGCGCGCCTATCGCTACTGGGAATGCAGCGATCCGGTCGACGTCACCCGCACCGTCGCCGGTGTGGTCTACACCGGCAAGCAGTACGTCATCGCGCTCGACAGGCCCTTGCGTGAGGCGGTTGTCGCGGGCAGCCGCGTCGAGTTCGCGCGGCCGTTGTGCGCGATGCGCGTGCCGCAGGGCTTCGACGTCGGGTGGCGGGGGCGCGGGCGGGGGGGGGGCGGGGCCCCCCACCACACAGCGGCGAGCGCGCCGCCGAGGACCGGCGCCC